AGCCCCGGCAACATACCCCTCGACGGGGTGTGTTGGTGGTAGGGTGATCAAACGGCCCAACGTTTGTGTGATTAAACTGACATCAGTTTATTCCAGCTGAATAAGCTGCCCATGCGGCGAGCATACACCGTAAGGTAAATGTGCGTTGACGAAGGTTGTAATCGGGTTGGATAAAGGGGGGGATTACAGGGGGGGTTTCTTTCCGAACATGCAAAGACTAACAGATAAACAGACTGTGTTGGTTGATACGCTGGTAGCAACTGGATGCAGCATCAAGGAAGCAGCACAAACGGCAGGATATGCGAAGGGCGAAGCGGGCAGAGTGAGTGCCAGCAAGGCTTTGAAGACACAGCATGTGCAGGCGTACATGATGCAGCGGGTGACTGAGACGTTAGGCATGAACGCTACGTTTGCAGCGGCGAAGGTATTGCAGTTAGCGCAAGGAGCGAAGTCTGAGTACGTCCAGCTTGAGGCGTCCAAAGATATACTGGACAGGGCTGGCTTCAAGGCTGTGGATAGGACGATGCATCTACATGCTGGTGAGATTTCGGTGAGTATCGACTTAGGCTGAGAGTGCAGACAAAGTCTGTGCGAACGGTGCAGCTGTACCATGTCAGGGGGGTGGGGGGAAAAACTGGTGCGACTACTACGCAACAGGTCCCAAACAAACATTATTGACCCTCAAGGTCCGTACTGCAATAATGCAGCAGACTGGAGGTGACAATGACTGAGTTTGTGAATTACTGGTTCCTATGGTGCGTTGATGTGATCTTGGCTATGGAAGCAAGCACAGGCATATCTTATGAGGCTTGGAATCTAATATTATTTGTTGTGCTGCAACCGCTTCTTATCCTGTTGTTCTTTGCTATGTGGGTACATGCGAGATTTGTGCGTTGATGCATAAATAATTTGTCAGCGATATTGCTGGCATGCGCGATTACCAAAAAGTCTTTCTCAAAGCTGCATTCAATTCCATGCTTCCTGAGTTTATGGACTCGGACAGGTTGACCGCTGACAGCGTATCGCCTGAGTTACTGGCAGTGCTGCGCAAGATTGGCGATCATTTCTATCGCGATGAAGGGACAACTGCTGCGCATATTGCCAAGTATAAGGCAGCAGGAAAGACGCGCGAGGTTCGTGCGCTGCGTGCCAGCCAGATTGATTACCGTCTGGTTAATGATTTTTTTGGCACTCAAAGCTTTTTTCAAGATTTCCAAGATCAGGGCTTTGCCACCGATCTAAAGATGATGCTTGGCACGTTTGTTATTAAGCGTGAGAGCAATGGCTGGCGCGTTACTGATAAATATGACTTCTCAAGCAACCCAAGCTTTGTGCGCGAGTACATTGATGAGATCGGGGATGTGATGCTGGACACTGGTAACAATGTTGATGTTGTTACCCAGTTCAAAGCTGCCATGCGTCAGTCTTCCTTGAACGAGGGCAAGGGCATGATGGGCAGGGCCTATCCGTTCCTGCGTGTTCTTGGCAATCAGTTTGCGCCAGACACAGTGCCGCCAGAAGAAGGCGGCGCTTTGCATGTTGATATGTTTATCCCTGATGAAGACAAGGTTGATGATCTTTATCCATCACCGCGTCCGGCATTCTTTGAGAATGATGAGATAGCGCCTGTCTTCCCTGCCACCCCTATGGATACCGAGCGCAAGGGGCTGCTTGATATGGCATTAGAAGCAATCTTCCCATCTGCTGCGGCATCTGAACCTGTTAATCCTTTCCCAGAAGGCGTTACAGCAAATGATCCAATAGCAGATGCTGTAGGGGCGGGAATTGTTGTTGGCGGTGCAGCGGCTGCTACTGGTGTTGTTGGCGCGGCTGCTGTTTCTAAAATGCGCGAAAAGACTGATAAACAAATACGGGATGAACGAAAAGCAGGGAGAGCTGCTAACAGGGCTGCAAGAGGAGCGCGAAGAGGAGGTGGAGGCGGTTTATTTGTCACCTCTGACTCAGCAACTAAACGCGATGTAACGAAAAGATTTAAGAGAAACTAATGGCTAGGACACCGGCATGGACTCGTAAAGAAGGCAAGAACCCCAAGGGCGGTCTGAATGCCAAGGGGCGTGCTTCTTATAAAGGCGGCACACTCAAGGCTCCTGTTAAGTCGGGAGACAACCCGCGCCGCGCCAGCTTCCTTGCTCGTATGGGCGGGATGCGAGGGCCAGAACGTGATTCCAAAGGCAGACCCACCCGCTTGCTGCTTTCGCTTCGGGCATGGGGGGCTTCCTCCAAAGCAGATGCCAAGAAGAAGGCAGCTGCCATTTCCGCACGCAACAAGAAGGATAAAGCATAATGCCAAACGTAATGGGTAAGAAGTTTTCGTACACCGCCAAAGGCAAAGCTGCTGCTAAGAAAGCAGCCAAGAAGATGGCACCAGCTAAGAAGAAAAAGTAATGTGTGTCGCCGCTGACCCTCCATCATCTGATGGCAATGCAAATGAGTTGAACCTGCCTCCAGCTGAAAGGCGTACCCGCAGGAGTCCCACAGCAAGGTCACGTTTTGCATCAACTCCTGCTCCTGATACATACGCACGCAATATGGCATTGAATCCAGCCGAGCGTAACAGGGATGCCATTGATCAGGTAACAGCACGCATGCGTGCTAATGAAGCTCGTGTGACCAGAAACAACCCTTTGGTTCCGGGGGGTACGTTTACTGGCGCTTTATATACTGCGTCTAACTTCTTTAATGCTCGCATTATTGACAGTTTGCAGCGCGGGGCAACCCCGGTCATGGATGCCAGTGGCACAGTTACTGGCGCAAGGGATTCTCGTGGGAGGCTGACTGGGCGTGATCCTGTTGCTGAAGAAGCAGCAGCAAAGATTAGGGATCGGCAGAATCAAGATGAGGCAGATGCTAGAAGGCGTGCAGAAGAGGCTGCCGCCGCAGTACAGCCTAACCCTGCATCAGCTACTGCGCCTGCGGTTCCAAGCACAAACAGGCGTCCTATTATTTATGATGATCAGAGATTGTCTAGTGCCGCCTCGCGCGGTCCGGGCAGAAGGAGTTTGTTAGGTCCATGAGCCGTGTAAACGAAGCTGGTAATTATACCAAACCAAAGATGCGCAAGAACCTGTTCAACAAGATCAAGGCTGGTGGCAAGGGCGGACGCCCCGGCCAATGGTCAGCGCGTAAAGCGCAAATGCTAGCCCTGCAATACAAAAAAGCTGGTGGGGGCTATAGAAACTGATGGCACTTACTAAAAGACAACAGAAGACTTTGCTAAGGCATGCAAAGCATCACTCATCAAAGCATATGAAACTTATGAGAAGCCTGATGTCCAAAGGGCAGTCATTCACCAAGGCGCATAAGGCTGCTCAAAAGCAAGTTGGCACCTGATGTCGCGTTCCAAGTCACAACGATCATTGATGAACTGGACAAAGCAGAAGTGGCGCACAAAGTCTGGCAAGCCATCAACACAGGGGCCGAAGGCAACGGGGGAGCGTTACCTTCCATCAGCAGCCATCAAGAACATGTCTGCTTCTCAATATGCTGCAAGCACACGCAAGAAGCGTGAAGACACCAAGAAGGGCAAGCAGCATTCCAAGCAACCAAGAGGTGCTGCGCGTATCGCAGCTAGATATAGATGAGCATGTTTCTGCATACCTTAAAGCCGGAAGAGCGGCGCATACTGCGCAAGGTTGTTAAGAAGGTCCACCTAAAGTATCACCCACGCGAATTTTGTAATGACTATGAAGCTGACAAACTCATAGCCACCATCGGGCCAGAGGTTGCTGCAAACCTTGTTCGTCTAGGCAAGGATTACCGTATAGATGAAATTTAAGTACAAGCCTGACGGTGAAGTGCTGAAGTCGTTCATGAAGGACGACACCTTCTTTCGTGGCATCCGCGGCCCGGTTGGTTCCGGCAAGTCCGTTGGATGCTGTGTTGAAGTTTTCCGGCGTGCCTTGCAGCAGAAGCCCAATGCAGAAGGCAAGCGCAAAAGCCGGTGGGCAATCATTAGAAACACCAACCCGCAGCTGCGTACCACTACAATCAAGACTTGGCTTGACTGGTTCCCGGAAGATCAGTGGGGCAAGTTTACTTGGTCTGTTCCTTACACCCACAAGATCAGTGCTGCCGATTTAGATCTGGAAGTTATTTTCCTTGCTCTCGACAGGCCGGAAGATGTGAAGAAGCTGCTGTCATTGGAACTGACTGGCATCTGGATCAATGAGGCGCGTGAGATTCCAAAGTCTATCATCGATGCCTGTACCATGCGTGTTGGCCGCTACCCTTCTATGCGTGAGGGTGGGCCAACATGGTCTGGTGTTATAGCTGACACGAATGCTCCAGAGGAGGACCACTGGTGGCCTATCATGGCAGGCGAGGTGCCTGTGCCAGACCATATTCCAATGGAAGAAGCCAAGATGCTGGTCAAGCCA